GGCTGAATCAATCTTTTCTAAAGTACCAGAAATTATGCCTTGTGTGCTCTTAGCTATTTGCTCATTTTTAGATTCTACTAAAAAAGATGTTGGCATAAAAACTTCCGCATCAATTAATTGAGCTGTTATAAGTATGCGGGCTTCGGGTATAGCTGTAGTGCATGATGTTAAAGGATTAAAAACTTTAACAGTAAAAGTACCTAAATCATTCACATTATCAGCATGTAACTTATAAGCTCGTTTACGCGATATAAAAGGGCAATCAAAAACAGCGGCTTCTGTAGCACTAGCTGAAATTAATATATGAGGGTCACCAGAACTACGCTGCAAATTAGCATGTGATAAAGCATCATAATCATCCAAATTAATATTTGGTGTAAAAATAACCATAATCTTGCCATAACAAAATCGATTACAAATAACACGGACAGAAAGACGCATACCTGCTCGAAGATACTGGAAGTTATCCAATTTCTCACTAACAAATCGTTGTGATGTTACAGCATTAGGGTGATCAATAGTAGTTAAGGTAGTACCTGCAGCTGATGAACCAGTCCATAAGCTATTATAAACCTGATACTCACGTGTTAACACATGATCTAATGTGAAGGTTTCCATGTTACACTCTTTGTGTACATCTTGGCGTATTACACCATCAACTGTTGTTGATTCTAATTGGGAAGCGTCTAAAAAGCCTCCTAATTGAACCTGCTGTGTTAAAGTAGGTTCATTTACGTGCCTATCAGTAAACTGTGAGGCATTGGTTGTTGTTGTTTTTTCGATATCAGGAAATTGATTTTCAATAGGTTTTAAATCCCTCGATTGGGGCGTAAAAACGCATCCGTTCTCTCCAAAATACATACCATTATGATAAGCATAATAAGATTTAGATTTAAGAATATGTTCAACCGCAGGTAATATGCGAGGAAAACTAACTCTAATGATTTTAATAAGTTGAACAGAATACTCATTAAAAACATTTATCCCATGATGGGAAAGTTCCATAAAGAAACTTCTACAAGTATCAATTAATATTGATTCTTCGGATTGATCACCACTCATATAGTATAAACTTTGCGTAATGGTGGAGAGTTCAAGTGGTGCTTTGATAATAGAATCATACAACCTGAACCTACGGCCAAGAAAAGCAATTGTACTTAGATTATCAAAATCAGCGTTAGCAGCTTTTGAATAGTGAGTATAATCCATATCAAAACGCCGTTTAAAATGAGGTGAAAAATCTGAAACTCTAAGACCAATCTGTTCTAAGGTTATTATATTATCATCTCCATATAGTGTCATATTAAAAGATCCTTCAGGCAATTTCAAATCTTCAACTATTA